CGCATGGCTTAACGCCACTGTCGGGTCAGCTCAGGGGCTCGTTTTTTCCAAAATGCCAAAAATTAGTGCTTGCCGTGCCCGTTTAAGCGATCGCGCAAGCCGTTCATGAACTCCCACATGCTTGTAATCTGCTTGTTCACAACGTCCATTTCAGCGCGCAGTTTCACGATGTCCGCATTGTTGCCCAACTTTACGATGTCTTCCGCCTGGTGTTGCGTCCACTTCGTATATCTGAGCAACTCGTCCTGCATTTGCTTGATGTCTTTCTGTGCCTCGCTTAAAAGCGCATAGCTTCGCGCGGCGTGAAAGACGATGGCGCCTAATAATAAAATTTGATCCCAGTGAGCGCTTATCATGTCCATGAGGTTGCCACCTTCCACGTTTGTCTTTCACAGCCCTCTACAAATTTATCAACCGGCACTCTCAGGTTTAACGCTTTACATTGGTCAACGTGTTTGAAAATCGTGCGGCGCAGCGGCAGCGCGCAGAGCGCAACGATGTCGCATGTCTCGCTGGTCACTAGCCGCTTGTTTCGAGATCCGCGCGCAACGCTGAAACAATGAAACGAATTTTTATATGTTACGGTTTTTGACGATGTTTTGACTTCGACGCGCCAATAACGATCGGCGGCGTAGGCGAGCAAGTCAGCACCGTCTGTTGGCGAGACCATGCATTGCACACCCAGGTCGATTAAAAGAGCAGCGGTCAAATATTCGCCGGCTTGCCCAACTGCTGTGTTCACTCGGCGCTTTCGAGGACCGCCATTATGCACTCCTCTCCATCGGCGCGGGTGATGGTTACTAAGCCTCGACCACTGAGCATATGCACCCAAAACGCAACCAGCGGCTGAGTCGCATCGGTTTTCTGAACGATGAGACCTTGAGCAATCCGATCAAACTCCGCACGGCTCATCGCCTCTGAAAGCTGACGATTTGACCAGCAAGGCATGGCTACGGTTGCGGTACTTTCCGGCGTTGCAATTTCGAACTCGGCCGCCGCCGCTGGTGCGACGAGCAGAATCAGCCCGATTAACGCGCGGATAACCATTTTCGGACAACCCCGATCATGCGCCCAGCATACCACGCAATCGTAAACGCTGCGGCGATTTCTGGAAGCCAAGCCAAAAAAGCCGCCAAGCCATTGAGACCGGCAGCGGCATCGCCAAGATTTTTGAGATCGTTCATATTTCTGTCGGCTTTCGGAAGCAATCAATCTGCTTAACAGGGGAGTTACTGTAATGCTCGCGCGCCAACAATTTTAATTCGTCAAGATTTTTTCGAACGTGTTCTCGGCAGTAGGTAGCATCAGAAAACTCAAGCGGCTTCCCGTGTAAGTGAGTCACCGTCAGAGCGTCGTTTTCTGCGTCTAGCGGCATGAACATGAAAATCACGATAACCCACATTTTTACGGCTTCGTCGGCCAAGACGGCACGGCTGGGTCAGAGGTGTTGGCGGGCAAATCCCGCAACGCTTGGCGATACGCTTTTTGAGCTTCGCTCATCGTTAAATCGGATGACGCCATCCAATCGGTCTCGGCAAGCAACTCATTTCGACGCGCGCGCAATGTTGCCCAAGCACGAGATGTTGCGCCGTCGTTGTAGGCTTTTTCGGAAGCCTCTAGCGCAGCAAGTTCGTCACCAACGATCTCGACTTTGGTCTGGCCGTCAGGCGTTCCGACCGTTTTATATCTAGCCATCATCTGCTCCTAACTGTTGGCAATTCCGTACACGCGCACTGTGCCTGAGGTGATATTTCCCGATTCATTTTTTATTTGAAAAGCATCGTCGTCGGTTGCGCTGCCGACGTATCCGCCGCCCACTAAAGACGCTGCCGTGTTTGATCCGTCGCCCATTTTCATAAATGACGCAAAATTAACATGAGTTCTGACCGCTGAATTCGTCGGACTGTGGATATACATATAGCCACTCAGGCCACCATCAGCGGCGGTGCTGCTAACCGCGAGCGCCAAACGTATCGAACTGTCGCCGGTTGACTCTGAGTTGCCGTCGCCTGAGGGGCCAACATAAAAATGTTTTATGTTGTAAACATAAGATGATCCAGTGACGAACGAGCTACCGTTGTCGGTCGAAAACAACATAACGAACTCGGTGTTGTTGCTTGCGGGAAGAAGGTTCGCAAACGTCACAAAATACGAGTTGTAAGTGTCGGTGAGCGTTGAAGCGATGTCGATACTTGCGCTGTTACTTGCCGTTACAGTCGTGATGTGAACGAGCGACCCGCCCGCCGCAGTTTGGAAAGTTGGCGCTGCGCCAGCGCCGTTTGAGGTAAGAACTTGGTTTGCAGAGCCAGTGCTGACGTATGCTGGATTACCGCTCGTATCAAACGAAATCAGGTTCCCATCGGTCCCCGAAGCCATTTTAGCCAAAGTCACTGCGTCGTCCGCGATCTTGGCGGAGCTCACTGCGTCGTCCGCGATCATTGCGGTAGTCACTGTGCTGTATGCAAGCGCACCGCTGGCGTTTGTGTTCAGCACCGTGCTGTTGCTACCTTTAGCAAGGCGCTCGACGGCACTAGCACCGCGCACAATAATATCGTGCTGTGTTGTCGTGGGATCATCGAGATCCCCCGCCGGGCCTTGCGCCCCGGTATTTCCCGTGACCACGCCCAACGCGAGCGCGCCTGTCGTGGTGTTAAAGCTGGCTGTCGGTGTGCCGCCAGCACTGACAGCCGACACGCTGACTGTGTTGACGCGGCCGGTGGTCGCCTCCAGGGTGTTGCCGTCTGAGCTAAATCCTAACAGTTTCGACGCGCGCGTACTGGCGTCGTCAACGAATTCAGGCGTTGTAATGCTGTTGGTTTTGGAAACCTTGAACGAGCGGTCAAGCTCTTCCTGAATACCCTGGGCAATAAATGTCAGGCGGTCCAAGCCGTCCTCGTGGCTGTCGGCTGGGAAGGGATCATTCTCGACGTAGTCTGTGCCCTGTGTCAGCGTAAGCTTGCGACGTATGACAACCGTCTCTCCGCTCGCCGGTGTGTTGCCGGTAGTAAACGTGACCGTACCGCCAGAATCGTTGCCGGCACCGGCAACCGTGTAATGAGTGGTAAGCGTCTTCGTTGTCTCAGCGCCGGTCGACGCACGTATGATAACCTCAAGGTCGGCGTCTGCGAAGATTTTGAACCCATACGCAAACGCTGTCGTAGATCCGTTACCTGAGTGACTGTTTTTCGTCGTAGTGCTTGAGACGCTCATCGCCGCAGCCTTCCTTGATTAGACATTTGCGTTTTCACCATTTGCATATCCCCGTATGCCTTGCGGATGTTTTCGTACTCCGGTCGCGACAACATCACCGGCAATGCGGACTCGTAAAACCGATCCTCAATGTCGCGTATCGCGGTGAATCTTTCTTTGTCGGTCATGCTCGCGTACTCGACTGAAGAGATCATTCGCCCCAGCGCTTGGTTAAAGTTTTCAACCTCGCCGGCGGGCGATACCAATTGAACCAAGTTCTTTGCAGTGTTCGTCCACTGCGCCGCAAAAGCGTCAGGAAACGCAAACCCCTTTTCTTTATTGCGGGTTTCACGCAGCGGACCTTTCAGGCGCATTTGCTCACGCTGTAAAGCGGTTGGCGCCTCGCCTTTTTTGATCGTGAACGGTATCGCTGTGTTCCAGACTGCCATGACTGGGTTAACGTCGAAGCGGACGTTTATCTCTTTTGGCTTGCCGAAAACGTCGTATCGAATTGCGCTCGTCTCATCGTCAGCACCGCCGAATATTTCTCGATCGCTGACCAGCGCCCCCCACTTGGACATGGCGTCATCAAACATTGCGCCGGCGCCGCCTTTGAGGCGACCAACCATCTCATACCGCGGTTCGCTTTTGCCATCGCCCAAATCTTTGAACGGCACGATGTCTGGATCTTGAACGTCGGCGATCGTGAAGTATTGCGGCGCCTTGCCGACTGCTCGGCGAGACGTTGGGTCTGCCACGCGCTCACCCGCGCGGATAGCAGAGCTGTACGGCAAGAAGCTTTGCAGCGGAGAGCTTGCCAGGTACGACATATCTGCGCGGCGTATCGATGTCTCAATATCACCGAGCGTTTTTAACATTGGCATGTCGGTGATGTAGTCAACTGCGCTCGCCGCGGCAGCGCTTGCCAACGATATCGCCATTTGTGGATTGTTGGTGCGCCGCATGCGCTCAGCGGTGTTCGCAGCAATCCCAAAGACGGCACCAATTGGCTCAAGGCCGGCATAGCTCACATATGTGAGCGGTCCATTCGGTATGCCTGTCGCGACATCGTACATCGGAAGCGGATCGCCTTCGGAATCGACCGGGAAACCGTCGCCGCGAAAGACGAACGAATACGGCTGCCAACCAGGCGGAAGCATCTCCCGCTGCCGTTGGTCATTTGGCATGGCTCCGGTCAGACGCCCGTTCACCGCATGCTGGTACACGGTATACATGACGCCCCAGCCCATCATTGCGCGCGCAACAGCGCGCTGCCTTTTGGCTGGGTCTTTCGTCAGGGCCCCCAAGGGCAGCACGCGCTCCATAAATTTCAGAATTGAGTTCGTCGGCGCAACAACGAACGGCATGACCATTTTCCCGAGAAACGGGACTTCTTGTAATTTACGAGCCAACTGTCCAACCGCACCAAGGTCGCTCGTCATCGTGTTATAACGCGCTGCGTCGTCGAGCTGCCCAGCGAACGACCGCGGATCCAAAATGCTCATCGCAAAATTATCGAAAGCTTCCTCGTCGGTTTTACCGAGCGCCTTCGCGCGCATTGCTTGAGCATACGCTTCTGCATACAGCTCGCCGCGTTGACTTCCTACGCGCCAGAAATCATCGGCCGCCATAAGTGCGCGACCTGGCATTCTGATGGCGCGGCCAAGCGCATCTACGTGCTGCCCTGCTTTGCCGCTAATATTTAAATTCTCAGCATCGATCGATCGGAGCTGCGCGCCCTCAATCTTATTCATCGCGTCAGCCGGCGATTCATTTTTAAATGTACGCCCTGCTACTATGAGCGCATCGCTTAGCATGGTTGACATGCCTAACACGCGAGCCACGGCTTGCCCTGCGAACACGCCTTCCTCTTGACCTTTAGCGCCGAGCGCTCTGCGCGTGGCGCGCTCAATGCCGCCAAGCGTGCCGGCAATCAATTCCTCCGGTATCTGCCAAGCCATGAATAGTGGCGTAGCGACGAAGTTCTTGATGTGTGTTTTCGTCCAGCTCAGCAACCCGTTAATATATATCTCGCCGAAAACGCCGTTGGCTTTTGCCATAAATCCTTTGAAGGCATATTTATGCAGTGCGGCAGAACCGCCTTCTGCTTGTGCTTGCAATATGCCCTTAGCAAGCTTGATGGCTTCACCCTGTCCGCCTGTCGCTTTTAACAAATCCAAAGCAGCATCCGCTTGCAGCTCAGGCGTGCGCGCACTCGCCGGGATATTGAAAGCTTGCAGCGCGCGTGCAATTTCGGTCTGAGCTGCCTTGGTCTGCATCTGGATGCCGGCGTGGATCGCCATTTGCCGGCGGAACTGCACAAGGAATTGCGGCGATTGATTACCGTCTCGTATCTGTGTCGCCATCTCGGTAAGGCGCTCGCCACTCTTTACGAGCAATTGCCGCGCAGCCAGCATGTCGGATGCGTTTAACAATTCGCCGGTTTGACGCTTTAGCAATTTACGCGTGAAGCCCAGCTCGTCAGCAAGCGCTTGCTCCGCAGCTTCTTGCGTCATCTCTTTCTTTTGCACGCCACGCTTGGCCGCCTCGATCGGATCGGCGTACAGCTCGCTGGTGTAGTTGAACATCGCTTTAACGTCGTCGCCGGTTTCGATGCGATCAAAGTTAAAATCGACGCCTTCACTGCCAGCGCGCACTAAGTCATCAACGCGGCTCGGCTGTATTGCTTCCACGCCACCCATAGCGTCAATTTCGGTCACAGGAGGTTTCTGCGGATCGCCGGCGCGCGGCGTCATGTTCTCATTGCTCACGCCGTACAGACCCTCGCGCGCTTGCCTCACAACGTCTGCCGCTGCCTGTGCTTCGACAGCTTCTAGAGCTTCGTTGCCTCTGATCGCTGCCGCTGCATTGCCGTCTGCTTCACTGAATCGACGCTGACCTTCTTCGGATAACAGCTCGCGCGCTTGGTCTTGTTGCCTTGTCGCGTACTCACCAGGTTGCAGCAAGCTTTCTTCGACAGAGGTTGGCATGCGCCCATCTTCGATCTTGCCAGGTTGCCCACGTATTGCTTCAAAGATGGACATGATCAAATCCATCTTGCCGCCGGCAACCTGTGGGTTGTCGTCAGGCGATAGGGGAGCGCCGCGGCGCGAGGCTTCGGCCGCCTGGTCAGATATTGCCATGCGTTTTAGTCCTCTTTAGGCGGATAGATGCGAGCGACTTCGGCGTCTTGTGCCGCAACGGCTGCGTCGTAGTCGTCAAAATAACGCCCGCCAGTTGGCGGGCCGAAATAGTCAGGGTCGTGAACCATGAACACTATGTCCGGTTCACCGTTGTTATAGTTTTTAAAGGTCTGTTTATCCCACGCGCGTATTGCTTCGGGCGGCGCTGGCGCAAATTCGTCGCTGAACTTCATGCGGCCAACAATTTTGAATCCAGCGGCGGAATAAATTTCAGGCAAAAACGTGTCAAACGCGTCTAGTTTTTTACCACCGGCTTGGACAGCGGCTGACAACATTCCGTAGCCGGATCTCGGTTCATTGCCAGAACCAAAAACGGCGACAATGTCGCCGTCTGGTTTAATAGCAAATCCACCGCCGCCTTCAGTTCTGAAAAGTCTAAGCGATTTTAAGTCGTCTACCGATTTAATTTCTACTTGTGCGCCTTTGTCATTTTTAGACATGGCAGCAACCATGTCATTGTAATATGACTCCGCATTTTCGGCCGAAACTTGCCTTATTTTTGGAAGTGCTGCCGCCTTAGTAAGTTGCGCCGCAGCTTTTCCTTTTTTAGGCTCGAATTCTAAAAGCCCGCCTGTTCCAGATCCTTCTCTAACTCTTGCCTCGTAAGGCCCGGATGCCTCTCCAATATCCCCGGTATGAGAGCGGATCGCAATTCTTCGACGGAATCCGCGAACGGCTTCTCTTCCGGCGCTGTATCCGGTGCCAGCGGCGTTACCGGCAGTTGCGTCAACGCTTGCGCGACCGGACTTAACGAAGTCGTCGGCGATTCTGATGATGGCTTCTTGGTTGACTCTTGGGTCATTTACCCACGCCTTTGTTGCATCTTCAAATTCTGAAACATTGAAGTCACCAGGTATAACACCCTCGCCTGGTTTATTCAATCTCTTAGCAAACTCGCTAAAGCTTTCAGGCGTAAACTCAACGCGTGTGCCGTTAGGTAAGGTGAAGTCTACAACGGGATCGCCGGCAGCGTTTCTGCCATATTCAGCGCCATACTGGTATTTGTGGAATCTACCTTCGATGGCACGCGCACCCGCTGTTGGCGTTGCAGCACCCGACATTCTTGCCGGGAAGTAACTAAGCGACCCATGCCCGACTTCTTGCCCAGAAGTCAGCACCCAGCTTTCCCAGTGGAACTGCCCCATTCCTCGGAATGGTCTGCCGAGCTTCGCATATACATCTGGCAGCACTTTTGTCAGCGCATCTTCAACTGCCTCATAAAGCACAAGACCCTGCGCTGAGCTGCCGGCCTCCTGAATTGAGGAGCCTGGCGCCATGACCAAATCTGGTGCGCCGCTCGCTTTCATAACAGGATTGCCCTGACTGTCCGCTTTCGGCAGCGTCATGCCTTGATAAAGATTGAAGTTATTGGGGAAACGCCCATCGTCAAATAAATGGTTAAACTGTATGCGATCGAAAACCATTACGTCGTTGCGACCAGTCAACAACAAGATGAACGATAGCACCTTGTTATCGATACCGACGCCTTCTGCGGCCTTGTAGAATTCACGCCGTATCTGTCTGCCCGTCATATTCGGATCAGAAATTGCATCATGTAGAATTTGCAATGGCATACGCCCGTCTGCCATAGGCGTTGTCATTTTCGGTAGAAATGTTTTCGCAAACGCGTTGAGATTTTCTGATGCTGCGCGGCCTGGTGACGCTTTCGGGTAGACCTCGCCGGCCCATCGCAAAAAGTCATCGACGCTGCCTCTGCCAGCAACGAAGTCGCTTACAAATGTTCTAAAGGTTTTACCGTTGCTGTCTGCATGCGTAACTGCATCGATAAATGCGCTCTCATGCGGGAACGCAGATTTCATGCGCGATAAAATGCCCCACAGAAACAGCTCGGCTGTGTCTTCTACGCTTGCTGCTTTAGTCGCATATCTTTGTGCAATTTGATCCGCTGTCTTAAAACCGTCAGACGCTAAGCGTATTTGGTCTGGCGACATGCGCGACATGACTTCGCTCAGAAGATCGGGATCGTTTACATATTTTATAGCCTGGTACGGCGGTATGATTGAAAAGTCGGTCCCAAATGCATCACTCCAATAACGCGCAAAATTCTCGGGGCTCGCGAGCGGGTCAGGATGGCGCGCATGATTTTCGTCTAGCGCTCTAATGACGCGCTCAGCGTTGCGCGGGTTTATCTTTTTAGGAATGCCACCTGTTGGATTTTCAAGTGGACTATCGACGGTGAGAAAGGATTGATATGTGCCGCGCTTGCTTTCGTTTGCGGCGGGAGCCGTTGGTAGCGCACGCACGTTTTCGATTTGCGTCTCTAGGTTAGCATCACGCGCGGAGCCTCTTAATAAATCAACCAACCTGGCCGTCGCTGAAACAGCAACATCACCCGCTGCACCGATCGGATTGGCAGACAACGTCGTACCGCGTGCCATACTACCCAGGCGCTCGTCAGCTCGCGCACCCGCTTGCACAATGCTTTCCTGCAACCGATCCCACGGTATCTGCTTGCTGGCGCGCACCAGATATCCAACGCCTTCAATAGTCTTCTCAATGGCGCCGCCGATCACCATGCCGTCAAGAGCAACACGCGCACGGTTAATGAATTGAGGATCTTCTTTCTGCGCAGCGAAGACATCTATGACTGCGTTCGCAACGGCGCTGCGCTCTTCAGGTTTAGCGCTTGTCAAAAATTCGGTCAGACTGGATATCGCCGTCGCGTCGTCCGGTTGTGCGTTGATAAAGTCAGCAACCCCGCCCCAAGCCATTCCGCGCGCAAATGGACCGGCTGCGCTGAACGCGCGCAGATACAGCGCCGGCGTCACAGATTGCGCGCCGAACTCAGTAATCCCCGATACTATTTCCTGTAACAGCGGCACCGACGCTTTTTCGGAACGGAACTCCATGTCTGATTTTTGCAACGCGTCTGGCATTATAAAATCAGCAAAGTCCACCATAGCTTCGACGCCATCGCGGATCATTTCACTGCCGCCGATTGGATAGTCGGAACGAAGGTCTAGACCAAAAACATCGCCGACATAGCCGACGCCTTCGTTAACCAAGTCAACTGGCTTGCCAATAATTGGCAGCGCTTCATTTAAGCTTTTGCCCGCCTCAAAACCGCCCTGCGCTAGGCCGCGGCGAATATCTCGAAAGACGCCGCCTTCCGGTTCCTCTTCTTCTGTTGCTTCCGGTGCTGGGCCAGATGTTAAGCCGACACCCTCGCCTTCAGAGCTGCCAAACGATACAGCTACACCGCTTTTCTTTTCTCCGGTTTTACCAAGCAACCACTGGCTGCCGTCTTGCCGCACCTCAACATCGTAGCTCGTGCCGTTATCAACCTGTTGATAGATCTTTGTTGATAGCGGAAACGGCACGCCCTGCGATACGCCATAAGTATTGCCGTCGTCGTCACGCTCAATCGCTTCGAAGTCGTCAGCAATCAGCGCGCTGGTGTCCATGCCACGGCGCACCTCGGCGGCGTCGTAGGCGTCGAGATTGTCGTCGATTTCGTTCATTAGTTCGAACCCTCGGGCTCAAAAATTTGCAAGCTGAATTCTTCGTTGATGAGTTTTTGGAAACCGAGAAGCAGCGCATCACCAGGGCTGTCTAGCAACGCCTTAGTCAGGCCTTGGTTCACAGCTTCTATTGAGGCAGTCGCCGGATTGGGTATTTTTGCCTTGAGAGCTGGCGCGAAACTGCCATAGCTTGCGCGCAAGCGTGCTTGACGAAACTTGCGTTGCTTTTCAATAAACTCGGCTTGTGACTCTTTTACAATTTTACGCGCCTTGTCCAAAATTTCGGTCGTTGATTTCGTTTTGTTCTTCGAAAGCCACTCGCGAAACTCAATACTCGATCGGCGAAACGCCATGCGCGAAGGCGTCTTTAAATTTGCTTCAGCTTTTTCTGTGTAGTCATAGGCGTCTCTGAAAATTTGAATGCCTTCTTTCTCAGCGGCATCACGATCGCCCTCAATTGCTTGTAACATTTTACTGTAGAAGCCTGGATCGACTTGGCCTTTAGCCTTGATCAATTCTTCATAGGTCAACTGGTCGAGAATTTCTTTTTCTTCCAGCGTTTGTTGCAGGGCATCCGATTCAGGTGTCGCCACAAACTTTTCAGACGCAGCGGATATCTCTAATAAGTCTTCGACAGCGTTTCGCTTCGCCGGCGTTTCGTAGAAACCCGCTGCCAGCAAACGCTCATGCCCCTCTAGCGCTCCCTCGCGCTGCATTGGGTCTGACATATCTGCGTTCACAACAAGATTATATATTTTTACGTTACCCTCGTTCGCTTCTGCATCAGCCGCCTTACGCGCATTCTCACGAGCTTTCACAACTCGGTTTGCTTGTTTTAAAGCGTCGTCGGCGATTTTGTTGACATCTTCCGGCGTCAACAATTTTTGCGCAGATTTGATAATTTCGTCGGGACTGTTGCCTTTGCGAAACTCCGAGATAATGCCTAACGCATCCGCGCCTTCGGCATTCACCATGTTTAGAAGCGTGCTTGCGACCGTTGATTTTGTAAACGCCTCAATACGCTCTTGTACTTTGTCGGCGCCTATATCTGCTGTCGCTGCAACGATAGCATTAATGCCTTCGCGCAACGCGTCGTCTCTTACAGCAAAGCTTTTTGTACGATCAGCGCCTTTGCTAATGGCAAAGGTTTCTGCCTTATCCAGGTTCGCCGTGCGCATCTCAACGACACGTTTGTTGATTTCTTTTCTGAAATCTAAAACTGTGCTGACCCGACGCCTAGAAATCTTGTCAGTGAACAACGACTTTTGTTGGCGGCGCGTCAGTCCGCGACCATGTATGCTTTCCGCTGTTTTAACGTCACGATCGAATTGCTTTTCGGCAGCAATTGGGTCTGCAATTTTTAAAGCGGCATCTTTCGCGTCATTAATCGTTAATTCGAAATTGTCAGCGGCCGTAGTCGCTTTAGCGTCGTCGGCAATTTGTAATTTTTTGACTGCAAAGTCGGTTAGCTTGTCTCCAAATTGAGCAAGCTGTTTGCCCCCTCTGCTTTTCATTTCGCCCGCTTTGGCAAACGCTAGTGCTGGCGCTTCCATAGCTGCGCTACTTAGTTGCGCTGTTAAAAAAGTGCCTTGCCCACGCGTAGGTATAGGGGCTTGAGATTGGTAAGTTGGAACCTTCATATTATTTGCGAAGCCCTAAATCCGAGACTGCCTAGACTGCTAAACGCGTCGGCGTAACCTTGCGTCCGCGCAGCGCTCGCTTGAATGTTGTAACCGCGCGCGCGTTGACTGCCCTCAAGCAAAGCAATGTCGCCCATCAGTCGCTGGTTGACGCCAGACTCGCGCAGCCGTCCAGCGTCAGTACTCGCTGCCAATTGTGTTAGCTGTACTTCTTCTTCCGCTTCATCGGCGTTTTCAGCAAGCACCAGAAGCGGCGTGCCTGTTGAAACAGCAACGCCACCTTTGCGAAACGCCGTTTCTGTGCGCGCTTGTAGTTTGCTAAATTTTTTACGGAACCGTAACGCTTCACGATCGCCAACGCGCTCGCGCAGATCCGCCTCTTGCCGCGCCACACGTTCGTTGCGCAATCTTATACGGCGGTTGAAGTCCGCGGTTACCCTGGCAGCGTTTGCAGCTCCTCTTAATCCAGCCGCTTGTTGCTGCGCACCCATGAATGAGATGCCAGTGCCAACGGCAGACGTCCCCAGGCCAATGTATCCAAGTGTTAGCGGATCTAAACCCATTCTCGCACCCAACTGAACATATCGTAGTCCTCACGATTTGGCGTCATTTGCCGGATCGTCCCTTCGTATTCCATTCCAAGAAAACGCGCCCAGCGCGATAACTCGGGCCAGTCCGTTTGCATGTGCGCTTGCACTCGGTGCAGCTCTTGCTCGTCCGCAATCTTACGCATCCATCGTTTGCAGATCCGACTGACCGAAATTTTGTGCGCGTCTAATTTATCGCTTGCCAACAGCCAGGCTTCGCCGACGCCAGGCCAAAGTGGCTGAATCCCACTGATGGCAATCAGATGCCCATGATTAATGAACGTGAACGCCATGTCTGGCTGCGCAAAATGCTCCAACATCTCAGTGCCAAACGAAGGGCGGTTCCGATCGTCGTTAACATCATCAGCGAGTAGTGCTTCGGCGTGTTCGAATTCGAACGGCGCGAGGATCACTGCTCAAACGTCGATAAGGTTGCGTAGGCTGCGAGGACTGTCATCGGCAGCGGTTGATCTTGCCGGATCGTTATTTGTCCGTTTGTGTCGTAGACGCTGTTTAGCTCGATCTCTTTGTCGCCACTGTAGAGCGCGATCGCCGCGTCCATCGAATCCGCGCTCGATCTAAACGGTACGACATCGAGGTTGTCGGCATCGCGGCCGACTTTAAGACCAACGGACCTGTGCAGTCGTACTGTCAGCTCATTAATGCGTTTAATTTTACCTTGCGCCGTGCCAGCGGCTGCCCCGGCGTCAACGCGCAATGTGCGCAGCGTGCTGTTATAACCTAGACCGGCGTGCGCTTTCGTAACGTGACGATCGAGCGTGACTGCGCCAGACGATACTGTCTTGTCCGCGTGAACGGAACCATCTGCCAATATCGAAACAGTCTGCCCTTCCAGGTGACTCAACCCGGACAACGTCGTCGCCGCTTGTGTGACTGTCGCACCCGACGCATGCACTGCCGCGGCGCCGCTTACCGCTCGGGTGCAGCCGGTGAGCTGATTAGAACTGTTGCCGGTATAGCTGATGATCTCAGTGCCGATCTTGACGGCACCAGAACTTGGGAACGAAGTGCTATCTGTAAGTGCAATCGTTGTCGCCGTTGCACTCAGCTCGGACGATAGCGTATTCGATACACCTGTAAACGTCAGGGAGCTGTCAACGAATATGGCGTTGGTAACGTCAGTGCCGAATTCGAAATCTCTAATGTATTCGATGTAGCGTTTCGTGGCTCCGCCGATCGTCCGCTTGACTACGAAATAAACCTCGTCTTCGTCCAAGTCACCAGGTATGACGACAAGGCGCTCGACAACTGCGTTGCCGGTGCCAAACGCACCTCCAATAATTTGCCGCGACCAACCTAGCACCTGTTCCTCTCGCTTATACGTCAGGCAAGCGAGCTGCCCATCTGTGCGTACACTCCAGATGATGCTGTCGGGCTCTTGCTGGTATTGCATCTCAACTAGGCCACTCTCCGTAATATGCTCGGAGATGAGTGTAACGTCTGGCGCGACGAAGCCATCAACATCAAAGTTAAATTGCAGCTCACGTACTTTCCGTTTTGCTCGCTGAATAAACAGCGTGGCGTTGCCAGCTTGTATTGGACTTGTGTCGGCTGACCCGTGGTTAGTTTGCTGCTTGATCTGTATGTTTGTTGGCGTGATGGCGTCATCACTCGCACCGGCTCGGACGACGAACTCACCGCCAGATGTACCGACGATCAGGTTGCGCGTCGATGCTAGGAATCGAATGACGTTTACAACATTCGAGCCCAACGTGAACACCATGCCGTCGTCGGCTTCTGTGCCGGCTTCGAAGTTTTCGAAGTCGCCGCCTTGACTGAAAAACAAGGTTTGCGGTTGCGTGCTTGTGCCAGCAAAAACGAGACGCTCTTCGAAGAACGTGACAGCGCGCGGATGCCCTGTCGTTCCTGAGAACGCACCGAGCGACCAATCGTCCTTCGCCTCTAACTTGCCCTGAATTGTAAACGAGCTACCGGCACTTTCATTAGCCAGATCTGCGCCCGGCGCCAGCGTCAAAACACTATCTGTTACATCAACAAGCAGAAAGCCGGCGGTCGTGTTGTTGCTAGACGTACCGCTTATGATGATCGTTTGCCCTGCCTTAAAACCTTCGTCGATGAACGCGCCGGCCGAATCCTCAATTCGGTCATTATGCTCAAGCCCAGTCGAATCGGGATCGCCCTCGTGGAACGAAATCGTTGACGCTGCGTAGTCGGGCATCAGCTCCGAACGGCCATCTTCTAATTCTTGCACTGCGCCCGTGACTGACGTTGCCGACGAGAACGCGGTTATCTTAATGAAGCCTTCTTGCAGTTTTATAAGGCGACCGACATCTGTGCTGGCAAAGGTGTTAGCCGACGCTGTTACCGTTACGTTGCCCGATCGGCCGTTAGAGGTCAGAGTCGTCGTTGTGCTGTTTGGATCAAGCATCGGGCCGCGCGCCAAATCCACTTCACTGATCGACCATGCCGTGTCACTCGTGCGTTCGATTTTGCGCACTGCGTGATTGGGCGAAACCACATACATAACGTCGGCGCTTTGAGCATACTTGAGCGTGTCGAGATCGCTCGCAGTGTATGGCGTTGCTACTTCGACTGGCGATCCACTGGACTCAACAACACCACCATCTTTGAACACTCGAAAATACGACGGCCCAAATTCGAGTACATAGGTTTGCTCAACATTGAACTCGAACCCCACCAATTTAACAGCGTTCGAGCTGTTTTTGACTTCGGCAATGAATCGCGTTCCTGGTCGTCTTGTCAGCCCGCCATGCGGCTGCACCAGAAAATTTTCAACAGTCTCTGCGCCGTTGTCATACTTTGAAATGTCAGTGCGGCCGTGCAGCCGCTCTGTCAATTCGCCGGCGGTAAAATTCTGGAACGCTTTGGTGACTTTTGGCACTAGAATCTCGCGCTCGTGAATATGTCACTTTCAACAAACAGAGAGCGATCCTGGTTGATAACATTGTCGGGGATGCCCTCAGTGGCATCAACGAACCGCGCTTCGCTGACCTTGTTTTCGTACAGTTGGAAAAGCGATTGCGTTAGCGTTGCGCTGTTCACAAGCGCATACGAAATGTCAGCGGCGAGCCGCGCCGCGATCGATTCAATCAATAACTGGTCGTACTCGTTTGGATCGGTGATACGCGCCACGTAGATAAAGTTGAACGGCGTCGTATCCGATAAAATTTTTCTGCCTTCTACGCGAAAGATTGTGTCCAGGTCTTGGGCTCGAATAACCCGTAGGCAATAGGGATCGTTGGGCATCAAATGCTGATGCTCAAATTCAAATGCCGGCGCCTCAGACTCAGCCGATATCGACGCCCTGCGCAACAGGCAGTTCCATGGGTGGGCCCGACTCACGGCATCTCGAATGAACTCGAAACGCTGATTGCAAACGCGCGCAGCGCGACTGTCTTCTGTCAGCGACACAATGTTGCTCGCGCCGATCATGTTCAGCGCCGAGTTGCAGATATCAACGTCGGATGCCATGTGAATTCCTTAAAAAGAAAAGGGGGGCACAAGGCCCCCCTAATCCATTAGTCGACGACGTAGAACATCACTAACTCGATGGTGCCGGTGCCGGCAGCACCTCCCATCGTAGCCGTGACGACAAACTCGTTGTCGATTACCGATTGACTGATATCAACCGCGGTGTTCGCCGAAAGGGCGAGCGTTGCAGCGACATCAGTGCGCGCAGCGGAGGACGTTGACGTTGCCGCCAGGTACTCATCTGCGTCTGCCGACACTGACGAGCCAGAGCTGTCAGTGTATGCAGCGTGGCCGACGCTCAAGGTCGTCGAAGACGCCAGTGCGTCGTTGTAGAGATAGCCGCCGAGAATGCGCGCGCCTTGCGGCAGAGCGAACATCTCAATGACATCTCCAGAAGCTAAGCTAGAAGCTTCGTATGTGGCATGCGCCACGCGAATTGAACCGCCAAGCTGATTAGCTTTGACGAATTCTTTCGGATCGTCCTGCGTAAGGTCGGTCCGAACATTACTGTAAACAGTAGCCATTGTTCAGTCTCCTTCCTTACTCGTTGCAGGCGATTTCAACGACTTTGTCTTCCTGCATCCTGGTCGCTCCAAACGTCGAGCAGTAGTAGACCTGATGACTATATGACTTGTCGCTGCGCTGATCGATGCGAGCCATAACGTCTTTGCCGATCGCCAGCTTGCAGCCATCCTGCGCCCATGCATAGCAGAGGCGAGAAGTGCCGTCGTCGCTGAGACGGTTAGAGACGATGAACTCGAATCCAACAAACGTGTTAATGTCACCTTGAACCAGTGCTTTCCGTCACACTTCGGGTTTCCCCGCCAGCTTTCGCTGTTCGTGCGCTGGACTTTCTCTTCGTCTACTAGAGACGCCGCCCGTCAAGTCTCTACACCTTCCGCTTTCGCGGCTTGGCTCGGGATCAGCATGTAAAAGCCTTCCCCGAATTTGAGCGGTTTTCAACTAATCGTCGCCGACTAGTTAGGCGAATCCACCGTGTTAAAATCACTGGAAGTGACAGTCGTGTTGTTGAGCAGATCTTCGATCTGTTCAGGTGATACAACAATGTATCGCTTGATTGACGGATCGACCGACTGGGCATCCAAGAGCTTCTTGGCTGTGACCAATTTTGCAATCGTCAATCCGGCAGAACCGTGTGCGATTTTCTGACCAGATGGGAAAGACGTAGATGTCGTTCCATCTTTGCCAGTCTTCGCAGTTCCACCGAGTGCATCGATGATGACATCATCCTGCGCTCTTCCGATTGCCGCGGCTGCGGCGCGAGCATAAGAAGATGTCGGATCGATCAACATGCGGACCTTGTCCGCGTCGTCAATCAAGTCAGCCCACTCGTAAGTGGTTAAGCTAACCTGTCGCCGAGAGTGCTTTCTGTTATGGCGATCGCTAATCGCCTCTCCGATTCCTCGGAGTGTCGGACCATATCATCACCTCATAGAGGTGCGCTGCGCTTCGGGACGGCTTCGTCCCTACTCCTTTCGGATGGCCTCTGAACCTTCCGCGATTGCGGCTTGGATGCTGATTACCCGTTCTGGGTTTCCAGCAATTCACAGCGTTTGCATGCAACGTCGCCGCTGCATGGCCCCACTAATGTAAAGGCGTCTCGACGAGTGGCGTGTCTCCGTGCCGACTGGTACGGGCGATCGCCGCTGCCTCTCCGATTTGATCGAAAAAGGCCTTTTCACCAGTGACGCTTTCAACGTCAACGGCGCCTCGCAACAGACTTCCCATCTGCTGCGAGAGCATTTCGACGTTCGATGAAAACTGGTTCACGAACGCCGTAGTGACCTGGGTACTCATGTGCCCATGCTCCTACAGTTGTGGTTGTCAGATGCGTGGGTTATCGGGCAAAGCCCGACTCACTGTCGGTTAGGCCGACTACTCCGCCTTGCTCACAGGCTTGCGCCGGGGGGCCTTGGAAGGCTTGTCCTCGGATTTCACGAACTCCAAATAACGCTCTGCGAGCATCACGGGATCGTTTACTGTGCGCGCGCTGCCGAACTCAACGGCCAGGCGCAGGCATTCTAATTTAATCTCCTTTTCATCCATCGAGTTGCTCACGCAGTCTCAAGACCTCGTTCACCATTCGATCGTGATCGGGATGCATTCGCTCCCAATACGGCGAGCCCTTTTGCGATAGCTGACTGATGCGCGCCTGGATGTCTGTCTCGCTCAGTCCTGGCCGACTGTCGCGGCCGGCGAGCCCGTCTTCGCTAATCTCGCTGTTGATGTAATCGGTGACGCGTACAAAGAACTGAATGAATTCTAAATTGTCACCGAGCGCACTGCCGTCTGCCATCCGCATTTCAGTCAGGTCGGGCGCGTTCATCTCCTTCAGAAGCACATTGGTGGCTTCCATTTTGTCCTCAAAGTCAGCGCCGTACTCGCCGCGCAGCTCTGCTTCAATTGATTCGCGTTGCGTGTCTAGTTGTGCCTCTGTTTGCTGTAGCGCGCCGCCAGTAAATTCTTGATACGCTTCCGCAATCATTGCTGCCTGGCGTCCAGATAAACCCGACTTGTGTGCCGCTTCCCGAAACCAGTCTGTGAATTCTTCGTTGGCGTCTTCGCCCAGACTAAACTCGTATTCCCCTGGATCCTGTGGGCGTCCCAGTTTGTTGTAAACCAGATCCCAGTCCTCGTCCGTCGCCCAGCTCCCCGGCACCGCCAGCTTTTCGGCGCCTACCATTTTTTGGGCGTTTATATAGGACTTCGCCATCCCTTCGACGCTTCCAATGTGCTGGAGCGACGGGTCGGATTGCAATTCCGTAGGTAAACTTGACTTCCAATCGTCAGACGGTGCTTCCCCGGCTTCTACCGGAGCAACCGCTCCCTGCTCTTCGGACACTTCACTTCTCCTTCAATGTTGCGTGAATAAATAAAACAACGTCCCTCTGTCCTTCGCGGAACGCCGTCTCGTTGCTGTCTGGAACGTAGCTCGTGCGCCATAGTCCAAACCTCTTTTCCATATCTTCTAAGACTTGCTTGCCGTCGTCGCTTCCGAAGACCGACTTATAGGTTGCCTTGAGTTCTTTAGGCGTCACGCCGGTATCGCCTCGATCGTTTCCAAGCCGCCTTCGCGCAGCTCTTTAATGGCTGGCGCAGCCTGTCCCGCGGCTTGCGCAGTTTGTTGCATCATCGCCATCTCTTGCTGTTGTGCTTGCTGTTGCGCACGCTGTTCGCGCAGCTCGGCCACCTCCGCATCGCCACGCGTTACAACCGCCGGCGTGCCCGTCACCTTGATGACATGGCGAGCGAGCCCGTCCATATCGAGGAAGTCGACAACACCTGGATCCAGCTCCATCAGTGGCGCCAGGAATTCAAACATCTGCATGACGGCCTGTACGTCGCCGCTCCGCTGTGCCTTCGCCAGCGGGCTCACATACTCGATGTCGATGTCGCCGCCGCTGAGACTTTCGGGTGGCGGCACAAATTTCTTTTGACGCGACAGGATCGCGAAACAGCGATTGATCAGCGGCTGAAGTAGCTCGGCTTGTAGTCGGCCCAGGACCGGACCCAGCAAGCGCATTTTTTCCTCAGTGCGCTGTATGACTTCTGTCGCTGTCATCTGGGGGCCCTGCCCCAGGATGAGCTGATCAACGTAGAACGCTGCGCGGATCGCCTGACGGCGCTGTTCTAATTGGTTTTCGCCAAGCGGATTATTCGAGCCAATGTTGAGCGGCTCAATGCGATCACGGGTGCCCGATCGATAGAAGTTAATGCCGCCAGGTGTGGTTCTCACCGGAGCCATGAAACCATCATCCGGCACCATAAGAGGCGGATGTATCTGGAGCTGGGCCGCGCGGATCACAACCTCGCTCATCTTGTTGACCATCTTCGTATCGCTAAGCGCGGTCATGCTCGGCGATCGGCCGTAGCCAATCTCGAAAGAGCCCTTCAAAAACCTCGGTACACAATATGCGAATTCCTGGTAGCCGCTTTCGCCCAGGATCATCTTCTCTTCGGCGTCCATATAAATAGACGCGAAGGGCATATTGAGCGTGTTCTTCTTTCGCCGATTGTAGTCGTCTCTCGGCATGACAATGTGCAGCAACTCAATCTCAGCGTATGGGTCTTCTGTAAATAATTTCGATATGCGTTGTGTGACCTGTTGCTCGCCGAATTGCCGCACCGCTGCGCGCGCTGTCGTCTTGTATTTACGAAATACAGTATCGACGCGCCCATCCTCGTCTTCCGAAACGTAACACTCCGCTATGTGGCGGGCGCTAAACCGGAAACCATTATTCTTGTCGTCCTCGATGAATATGACGGCAGTGCCAAACGTCACGAGATCCGCGTACAGCTCGTGTATCTGTTCCTGAAAGTTACTGCGCGCCAGGTGCTGGTACATGACCAGGGTGGCGCCTTCCAGCCACTCCTTAGCCTCGTCGTCGCCGTTGAAGCTGTCGTCCTCATATCGCAGGGAGAACCACGGCGCTGCCGCGTTCGTCAGCATGCCGTGCAGACTGGCTGCCATCAGCTCAGCCGCATGTATGGCAGTGCCGTCGAAGATCAGCTCTGAACGCTTGTCGCCGGCAGTGCGCTTCTTCGTTATATCCGCCTTGCGCGGTATGACGAAGTCAGCGACCTCCTGCCAGTGCGACTCCCAATGCGAGCGCTGTTGCTGCAATGTTGTGTAGCGTTTTATCAACGCTTCAGCGCGTGGATCAGCTTCCATACTATTGACCTAAGAGCGTTTTCTTTGTGCTTGGCGTTTCGGTCAGCACACCAGTGCCGCCCGTCAAAATTGACGCCTGTGTGCCGCGCTTCTTTCGCACCCGTTGCTCAACCCGCTCTTGTTCCTTGGTGTCCTTCGGTTTGATAGGTGGATCGGGGGGGACGGGCGGAATTGGCGGCGGGGGCGGCGGACTCGGCGGCGAAGGACTCAGGAAACCCATTACATATTCCTCTTCATTGTCGCGCCGGCATGTTCAAAACCAACGCGCGTCAACAAGTTCTCAAAAAGTCTCTGTTGCGTTTTTCCAAGTTGCGCAGCCGCCGACACGTAGATCGACAAACACTCGCGTTGCCCTGCGAACTCGATTAGATGAGCGACCAGGCGGCGCGCCACCATCGATCGGCGCCCGGTCGGCCTTACCCAAAATTTTAAGAGACCGCAGAGCGGCTCTGTCCACATTTCATGTCCGACGACGGCACAGTAGGCGCCGAGTATCTCGTCGCCCTCTACGGCAACGATGGCTGACGCGGCGTCCCAGTGCATGTACGTGCGAAAGTACTCAGTCGCACGCTCTGCATTGAACGTGCCCTGAAAAGCACTCTCCCTTGTGCCTTCCTCTGTCATCGCCAGGATTTGCGGAAGATCCGCATCCTCGGCCGGTCGAAGTATCACGCCGCGAAGTTGTACGGGTTGTATGACATGTCTGCTTCGCGCTGGAGCGGACGATCGCTTGTCGTCATCTCCTGCATTGCGATCGCGCAGTAGCGTAAGCTATCGGCGGCATGACTCGACCAGTCATGCACCGGCTTGTCGCGGAACGCTCGCGTGCGCTCGTTGAACGCGCGGTGATAGTGACGCAGCGCTTCTAAACCCTGGCGGCAATTGTCGCGATCGAACCAGCACCGCGGCAACAACATGCGCGCCGCGTGGATGCCGTCCTCGATCGGTAGGCGCGGCACAATGCGAAAGTTCAGGCCAAGGGATTGCGCGGCCTCGCGCCGGCTCTTGCCGGTGCCCATTTCTTTGACCTCAAGATCGTGCGGCCCGTAGTGGACGCCGTAGGTGTAGTTGCGGTTGTGCAGCTCTTGGATGTAGTGCGGCAGACCTTCGGCGCGGTTCTCATAATAATCGATTATATGGACTTCGCCGCGTCCGACGCTCTGCGTAAACCAGATCGCCGTGCTGTCATGCATGCCGATATCCCAATGCGTATCGACCGCGATTTGTGGTTGGTGTGGCACGCTGTTGATGCGGCCAGCGTCGTCCGCCTCTTGTAGCTCTTTTCCAAAGATGCTCCCTGGGACATTTGCCACAAAAGAACATTCGAATTCTTGGAGATACTGGCTTTCCGACATTGTCGCCCTGGCGGCTTCCAACTCCTCCTCGTCGAGAATGCTCGTCTCGCTCGCCTTGTACATCTTGCGGGCCCAACCATCGGTGCTGGCAGCCGCTTCCCACAGATCGTGGAAGTAGTTGTGCCCCTGCGGTGTGCCTATAAAAGCGCACGAGCCTTTGCGATCAGAAAGCGCTGGGCGGATGACCTCGGGGAAGATGCTCGCCGGCATGTCGGCGACCTCGTCCATCACGGCCATATCAAGGTAAATGCCGCGCAAGCTTGCCGGGTTCTCAGCGCCAAGCAAGCTTATGCGTGCGCCGTTGGGCAAGTCGCAACGCAGCTCCGTCTCGTGGAACTTGCAGTCGGGGATGCTGCCGGCAAACTGCTTCAGGTAGTCCCAGGCGACGTTCTTTGCCTGGCGGTACGTCGGTGCAATGTAGGCCAGGCGCGGGTTTGGTTTCTCCTCAAGTATTGCGCGCTTCAGTAGATGATTGATGGCGCACACCGTCTTGCCAAAGCGGCGGTGAATGACCATCACGTTGAAGCGGTGCTTATCGAGCATCGCGTGCAGCTCACGCTGAAGCGGCCGCGGCGTGTAGCCTATGTCGATGACTTCTTCAGTCGGCATCAATGCACGCTATCGCTCTCAAATTCATAATGCGGTGATTCGTAGGGCGCCATCAGGATCTTGAGGAAGAGCTGCGCGTCGTCTTGGTCCTCAAAACCATCGAAGAACAATGCCAAGCGCATGGTGCCGTCTGGCGCCGCTACGCAATAAGCCTCGTACATTAGCTGTTGCGGCCCATTACTGACTTTTTCTTGTTTTTCTTGCTGTTGGGAAAGCCGGCTTTCATGTCCGAGTATGCGGACTTGCTGATCGTAGACTTCTTTTTGGTGCGACTGGTGCCCGCTTTTTTGCGGCGGTTGATGTTCTCGTACAAGCTCATGTTATTTGCCCTTGTTGCGTTTGCTGATCGCGGCGGCCTTGCGCTTGGCGTCGGCCTTGGATGACGCGCCCCACTTACGGAGAGAGAGCAAAAGCCGGGTGGGGCGGCCCTTCTCGTCACGCTCGGGGCCGCTTGTGCCGCCCATGCGCGCCAGGAAAGAAGCTCGTCTTGGATTATCGCCTTTCTTGACTGGTGCCTTCAGATTGCTGCCAGGGTTCTCGCGCTCGTAGCTACGGCGCCCCTTTTCGTTCAAGCCGCCTTTGGGGTTTTTGCCGGCTTTGCGTTGCCAGGCGCTCATTATTTAGGCCCTATAATTGTCTTTTTCTTTTTCAAGATGCGCCGCGCCTCATCTGCCGTAATTGGTTTCATGTCTTTGTGCAGATTGATGTCGTAGGCGCGCAATCCCTCATGCGTTTCACGCGTGGGCCAACGAACACCGCTTTTAATGGCGCGCTTTGTTGCATCTTGCTGGTTGAGAATTTTGCCGTCCCAAACACTCGGTATAAGCGTCGGCACGCCATTGATATCTACCTGGCGCGTGAAAACAGTCGATAGGCTGCCGTCTTTGTTCTGCACGGCTTTGCCTTCCGCAATGTTTCGATAGTGATGCTCAAGAATAGGGTCCATTATTTTCGTTTGCGCGCTAGATTGGCGGCGCGCGACATGGCGCGAAGGTTGCTCGGCCGGTTGTCGAGGGCGTTGCCATTTTTGTGGTCTACGTCCTGGCCGTCGCCTTTTTTCACGCGCCCCTTTTTCATAAGGCTGTAGCGGGCGCGATTGCGGGCGGCGCGCTTCTTTTTACGCTCGCCGGTTTCGCGGGCGTATTCTGCTTTGTAGTTTCTCATGGCAGGGACAGAGCCTGTGAGCCTCAGTTGTGGACGTATTATTGTATTAGAACCCTGCGCCGCATTTCTTTGGGGGGTGGGGGGTCCGTTCGCCGAAAATAAATTTTCGGTCACACGATCGGCACAATTGCGGGGAGATTGCGGGGACTGCTGCCTAACCTATTGATATCATTGGCTTGACCTTCAGGTTGCCAACCTGAAACAAATTGAAATGCGGGCCTGGGTCAGTGCAGATTCTCGCGCGCGGATCGCTGCGGAACTTTAGATGTACCTAACCCGTTGCTCTCATCTGTTGTGACTTCAGCCCCGTCGTCGCCCCATCGTATCGTTAACGTCGTCGGCTTCTCGACCTGATCCTCCTGCTTGTCACGCAGTCCCTTGGCTTGTGCAGCTCCGATCGTACGGTTGATGACATCAGCCTCAAGCTTACGCCGTTGGACTTCAGCGTTAGCCATCTGCTTGTCTGCCGGCAACGGCCGCTGCGTTAGCTCGATCAGGTAATCCCTCAAGCTTTCAGCCTGGTCGATCCTTGCCTTCCGATACCTGGCATAGATCTCGTCATTGTCGCGAACATGCTGCAAGAACGTCCGCCAGTTTGGGTAACGCGGCTCTCGGTCACAAATCGAACGCAACGACTGCCCTGTCGCAATCAGCTCAAGTATCTCAGCCAGGACTTTCTCGGTTAGCTTACGCTTCAATTTATCACCCAAAAGAAAAAGCCGCCCCAGATCGACAAATCGGTGGGCAGCTTTCTCATGCACAAGGAGGAATCTCAGAATGTCACTACAGGACTCAGCATTTTGCGTCACCGCCCCACAGCGTAACTATTTATTACGCGATTTCGCGTGTATCGTCAACACGGGACGCAAAATAATCTAACTTATACCACAGCTCCAAGATCGCCCTCTCGAATCGCCTACGCACCGTCTGTGCGTGCAGACCTCTTACCCTACCTACCTTTGCCCAAGCGGGCCCGCGCACCCTTCTAAACGCGCTGTGAGCGCAAGCCCACACAAGCTTGGCATCATCCGCATCCATCGCCGGCGTAATGCGCAATGCCCAATCGTAATTCCTGACCGTAATTGCATTCGCTGGGCCCAACCGCATTTCTTCCTCGTTATAGCCATAAGCCAGCCCAGCATCCGGCATCGTCTCAGGCCAACCCGTCTTCGCTCGCAGATCGATCGCGCCTGGCAAACGCCGCTCCGTATCCGCGGCCTCGATAAACAGTCCAGCAAGACCATCGACGCCGGCGCAGTGCTTTCTCACCTCGATCGCTACTTTTCTCTCAATCACAGCTACCCCCACAGAAGTCGTGAGATACGTTAGCCGCAACGCCGCATTTCTATAGATAAATGCGGCTTTTGCGGCGTCTTACCGTACTAGCCGCAAACACCGCATTTCGGCTTTTGCGGCTTTTGCGGCGTCACTCTATTACCCACGCCATACCCGATTCATAACCGACGAATTCATCACCAATGAGACTATCAACCGATCGCCGAAACGTCGTCGACTTGTGCCGACTATCGCCGCTCAGCAAGTTATATGCTTCACGCTGCCACAGCTCTTCTGAGACAATACGCGCCCGCCGATCGGCAACACTCCTGCCGTGATCGATCAGCGCATTGGTCAGCGCCTTCAGCACAGTGCGCTGCACCTTGCCGCCAGGCTTTCGCTTACGCGTCTGAGACCTTGCCTCTGCCTCAACCACAACGCACGAGGTCACAGGCTTGCCGCGCGTATTCGTACCCAGCTCGACCACCTGTAGCGAGAACCCAAACTCGCCGGCAATCTCCAGCTCACGCTGCTTGGTGACCTTGGCAAGCGACACACCATTGCCACCGCTAACCTCGATCTCGGTGTCGGTCGCCGCACGCAGCGAGCTATGCCCCCTGGCCCCGCGCGCTTCATCCTTGCCAGTATGATGCACAAGCATGACATGACATCGCGCCTCTTCGCGAAT